AATCAAGAGCTCAATCGCCGGTGACATCAAAAACGGCTCAGGCGCTATTCCGGCTGCCATGAGCAGCACATACGGTGTCAACCGCACAGTGGGAGCTTTTTAATGTCTTCATGGCCAACAACCCTGCCTGCGCCTCTGGCCAACGGGTACTCCCTCAAGCCAGTGGATCAATCCATTCGGACAAACATGGAGGTCGGTGCAGCCCGCTCGCGCAGGCGTACCTTTGCCCGAAACGACAAAGTGCCCGTGTCTTGGCTTTTTTCAGATGACCAGATGGCAATCTTCCGTACTTGGTTTGAGCACGGCACAACGGGTGCAGCCGGTGGCGCTGCTTGGTTTTCAATTGTCCTGAGCATTGGCACAGGTGGGATGGCCACGGTCACTGCCAGATTTATTGGCCCCTTCACGGCCAACAGAATCGACCGCGCAAATTGGGTGGTTACTGCGGAGCTTGAAATCCGATGACCGACACCACACTCTCACTGGCTTTAAAAGAGGCCTATGCTTCAGCGCCTTCCAACCTGGTGATTTATCATACGCTGGAGTTATTTCACCCCTCGTTCAGCGCACCCATCAGGGTGGTCAGAGACTACGACAACCTGGTGGCCAGGCTAGAGGTCACGGCACCGAACAACCCTGGTGAGCAAGTCACATTCATAGCTTTTAACTTTGACTTCACTAAGCCCGAGGTCTCAAGCCAAGGCGTGCCCCAGATCACGATCACGATGGATAACGTGGACCGGTCCATTGTGGCCAACATTGAGCAGGCACTCACCACCACAGACTTGGTCACCTTGGTCTATCGCGAATACATCAGCACTGACCTTACAGCTCCTCAAAACAACCCACCTTTGACCATGAACGTGATTGGCATTACGGCTGACGTGTTCACCGTGACGGCCATTGCAAGCTTCCCCAATTTGATGAACCGGCGATTTCCTTCAACCGGTTACGACGCACAGACATTCCCCGGCTTGGTCCTTTGATGTTTGCTGACTATGTCGGCATTCCTTGGGCAGCAGGTGCGCAAGGGCCGGATGAGTTCGACTGCATGGGGTTCTTCAAGATGCTCCAAGGCAAGCACTTTGGAATTGAGGTGCCTCTCATCATTTCCCCCGATTACGACAACCCCGAAGTGCTGGCCGAATTGTTTGGCAGGCACGAAGAGCGGATGCAGTGGTATCGCATAGATAAGCCCGAGCACGGCTGCGCAGTGATTGTTCACCGGCCTATGCACATCGGTACCTGGCTCGATGTTGATGGCGGTGGTGTCCTGCATTGCGTGCGCGGTCCTGGCGTAATTTTCACAACCAATTCAGCTTGGCCCGTCAGTGGGTTCGGGCGCCGAGAATTCTTTAGGCACAAACAATGACCGCACTCGTCTGCTACCTTGAAAACGCATTGACGCCTCAAAACCGCATCGTGCATGAAATTGAGCCTTGCTCCATTCATTCACTGGCGCCAGATTGGGACATTCCCTTCATTGCATTTGTGGACGGCCAACCCGTATTGCGTGCTGACTGGGAGTTAGTGCTGGAGGACAACCAGGCACTGATTTTCATTGACGTAAATGCAATTCCTCAAGGGGGAGGTGGTGGCGGCGGGTCAAATCCACTGGCTACTATTTTGATGCTTGCTGTGATGGTCTATGCACCAGGGCTGGCTGCAAATATGTTCTTTGGCGACGGCATCATGGCCGCTGCAGCACTTGGCCAAACAGGGCTCGTTCTGTTCAATGCAGGCGTGATCATGGCGGGAATGTCTTTGATCAGTGCAATTATTCCTTCACCTCAACCAACTAGCAATCAAAGCGCCAATGCCCTAGCCGCTGCCAGCCCAACCTATAACCTTCAGGCACAGGGCAACACTGCCAGGCTTGAAGCTGCCATCCCAGAGCACTTCGGGCGCATGTTGGCTTATCCAGACTTTGCAGCCCAGCCTTATGCGGAATACTCGGGCAACGATCAATTCGTTTACCAGCTGCTGTGCATTGGCCGGGGGGCATACGACATCGAGTCCATTCGGATTGAAAACACCCCAATCTCAAGTTTTGAGGAAATCACGACTCAGATTGTCCAGCCAAACACTGAGATGACTTTGTTCCCCTCCAGTGTCACCAGTTCTATTGAGGTCAGTGGCCAGACGCTTGATGCAAGTTACATCGGCCCCTTTGTGGCTAGTGCTGCAGGTGATCATGCCAACTTCATTGGCGTGGACTTCGTGGCCTCTAAAGGTTTGTACTACGCAAACGACAACGGCTCACTGGCCTCTGTCAGTATTAGTTTGCAAGTTGAAGCACAGCCTATCAATGATGTGGGAGCCACAACCGGTGGATGGGTAGTGCTTAGCAGTTCAAGTGATGCAACCTTTACAGGTGCAACAACAACCCCACAGCGATACAGCCTGCGCTTTCCAGTCACTCATGGCCGCTATCAAATCAGGGTCAAGCGCTTGGACACTGAGCACACAGAAACTCGCTACGGCCACGAAATCGCCTGGATAGGTTTGCGCTCTTATCTCAATAACGTGACGGCCTTTGGTGATGTGACCCTCTTAGCTTTAAGGATGCGTGCCAGCAACAACCTCTCTTTACAGGCAAGCCGCAAGGTAAACGTAATCGCCACTCGCAAAATTCCAATCTGGAACGGCACCTCCTGGAGTGCAAACACGGCCACAACCTCCATTGCCTGGCCATTGGCCTATGCCTGCAAGAGTGTGGGCATGACAGATGCGCAAATCGACTTGCCAACCCTCCTTGCGCTCGATGCCATTTGGGATGCCCGTGAAGACAGCTTCAATGGCCGGTTTGATTCTTTCCTCAGTTTCTGGGAAGCGGTAACCAAGATCGGCGGGGCAGGTCGGACCAAGCCCTACCTTCAAGGCGGGGTGATGCGCTTCATGCGGGACCAGACTGCCACTGTCCCCGTTGCACTTTTCTCGATGCGCAACATCATCGCTGGCAGTTTCAGCGTGGACTATTTGATGCCCACTCCGGAGACAGCAGACCAGATTGATGTTGGATATTTTGATCAAGACACATGGACTGCAGCCCGGGTGCCATCAATATTGCCTGGTGTTGAACCCATCAGGCCCATCAAGGTTGATCTGTTCGGGGTGACAAGCCGAGAGCAGGCTCACCGTGAGGGCATGTACCTTGCTGCAACCAATCGCTTTCGTCGCAAGGCCATTAAGTTCTCAACCGAGATGGATGGATTCATCCCTTCCTTTGGTGACCTGATTGCAATTCAGCACGACATGCCAGCCTGGGGGCAGGGCGGTGAAGTGACTGCCTGGGCTCCCTTAACACGCACTGTCACGCTGTCTGAGGTTCCCACCTGGGGCACAGGCACTCACTACATAGGCCTGCGCAAGCGAGACGGTAGTGTGTCGGGCCCCTATGTGGTCACCCCTGGTGCTCATGCCAATGAATTGATCCTTGCAACTACACCCGGCATCACACCTTATGTTGACGATGGGGAGGAGCGCACTCATTACTCTTTTGGAGGGGCCGATACCTGGAGGCAACGCGCAAGGGTGATATCGGCTCGTCCACAGGGACTGAATCAAGTCTCAATTGAGGCAGTGAACGAGGATGACAACGTCCACACAGCCGATCAAGGAATCATTACACCGGTGGCACCGGTCAGCCAGTTAGCAGGCTATACCAACGCACCAGTGGTAACGGGCGTCACAGTCACCCCAATGCTTTACAAGCCAAACGTGCTGGTGATTGCTTGGCAACCTGCGCCTTGGGCCAATTACTACATCGTGCAGCAAAGCTCGGATGGAGTTATCTGGACTGATGCTGGCAACACAGGATTGAACACCCTCACCATCACCGCGCTCTATGGCACGACAACTCACATCCGAGTTGCAGCTTTTGGCATGACCCGAGGGCCTTGGGCCTACCCAGGCGCCGTGACCGTTGACAAGACACCACCGCCACGTGCTCCAGCAGCAACAGCAACCGGTGCGATGTTTGCTGTTCAACTCGACTGGACATTTGGGGACACCATCGGTGAGCGCACTGGCACTGAAATTTGGTGGTGCAGCACAAACAACCGAGCAATTGCTTCGCGCCTGAGCGTTGAGCCGTTTCCCGGCCAGTCCTATTTGCACGTTGGTCTATCGCCTGGTCAGGGTGGTTACTACTGGATCAGGGTAGGTGACAAATATGGCAACTTCTCGCCTTACTACCCTCTGAGTGCAACTGGCGGTCTCCATGCCGTGGCGATTACAGACCCGTCTGAATTGCTGACTTTCTTGAACAATGCAATTGGCACCAATCAACTGACTGCCAACTTGAACACGAAGGTGACATTGATTGATACAGTCAATTCAAAAGTTACTCAAGCTGCAGCCGACTTATTGGCTGAGGCCACTGCCCGAGGCGCGGCCATCTCCGCCGAGTCAACCATCAGGCAGGCTGCTGAATCCTCGATTGCTCAAAGTGTCACAACGCTCAGCGCAGCCACCGGAACCAATATTGCCGCTGCAGTGCAAACAGAGACAACAGCCAGGACAAATGCAGACACCTCATTGGCGTCGAGCATCACGACTGTTGCATCCTCGGTCACAACTGCCAATGCGGCTATCCAGGCTGAAGCTACCACCAGGGCCAATGCAGACACAGCAACAGCGGGAACCATTGCTACAGTGGTTGCCTCGGTGGTTACAGCGAATGCTGCCATTCAATCAGAGGCAAGCACACGGGCTTCTGGTGATTCGGCTCAGGCCACATTGACTGGCCAAGTCCAGGCGCGTCTAGATACTGGTGACTTTGCAACTGTTAAATCAACAGCCAATGCAATGGCGTCTCGCACAGGTGTGCTTGAAGCGCGGCACACAGTTCACCTCGATGTCAACGGGTACGTCTCTGGGACCGAGTCAGTGAATGACGGTGCAACGAGCAGCTTCGTGGTGCTGGCCGACAAGTTCCTTGTTGCAAAGCCAAATGGCACCGGAACCCCAGTCCCAATGCTCACGCTTGGAACGATCAATGGCGTCTCCGCTCTAGGCGTGGCCGGTGCCCTCATCATGGATGGAGCCATCG